AAGACAAACATAAAGTTGAACGTTCCTGATATCCCCAACGGCATACCGTCAGAGAAACTTCCTTGTCCGAAAGGATATACCAGGAAGACAGCAAAGGCTGCTGAGATGGGAGCTGAGTAAGCAACACAAATCCACGGCCTCATGCCTAGTCTATAACTAAGTTCCCATTGTCGTCCCATATAAGCTGAGATGCCAATAAGGAAGTGGAACACAATAAGTTGGTAGGGGCCTCCGTTATAAAGCCATTCATCCAATGTACCTGCCTCCCAGATCGGGTAGAAGTGAAGCCCAATAGCATTGCTACTCGGTACAATAGCTCCAGAAATGATGTTGTTTCCATATAATAATGAGCCTGATACAGGTTCTCGTATCCCGTCAATATCGACAGGAGGTGCAGCAATAAACGCAATTATAAAACAGGTTGCTGCGGTTAATAGTGCGGGTATCATAAGAACACCGAACCACCCCACGTAGAGGCGGTTGTCAGTGCTCGTAACCCATTCACAAAATAGATCCCAATTACGCTTGGGTTGTGTAAGGGTTGCTGTCATTTAAAAAAGTCCTGGTATAATTTGACCTGTAAATAGGTATGAACCTATCGCTGCAAGGAAGCCTAGCATAGCGAGTTGTCCATTAACACGTTCTGCATTCTCAAAATAATCTACATCGATTACTTCTACTTGTGGTTCAGTTGCAAAACGATTGAGGCGTCCACCTTGTTCTTTGGTTGTAGTCATTAAGATAAAATAAATTAGGTTAATGGCCGAGGATGATAAGTCAGGTCGGCGCGTTAAGGTTACTTCTTTTTGGTACCTTTTTTAGGAGGTCTTCCGACTTGAGACCCGTATGTTCCTTTTCCTTTTGGCATTAGAATTGTAAGTTAGAACGTTCTAGTTTATCGTATATCTCCTGACGATAAGCAGGATCTTTATCATAGCGTGAATCAGACATAGCTTCAACTACTTGAGCCTGGCTTTTGAATACATCTCCTGTACTCTTTGCTGCTTTACCTGTTAGCATTTGTCCATCTACTCCTTTAACATCATTGTATCTATAAGCTAAAGCTTGGACTGCAAAGTATGCTGCCAATGGATTGCCTTGATCCATGACTTTATCATACATATTGATCTCATCTTTAGATAGATTATCTCCAGCCCAGCGCATCATTTCACTATAACCTTCTTCACCACCTGCAACTCCTTTCAACTGATTTATATTATCTTCAGTAAAAGATGTTTGCTCAGGTGAAGGGCGTTCAGATCTATCCTTAAGATACATCTGTGCTATAGTACGTGAATCCATACTAGCAAGTTTTTGAAGAGTCTCTTTTTTATACTCTCCAGAATTAGCTTCTTCCCAAAGAGTATCTAAAAATGCAGAATCAACCTGTTCAGTCTCCTCCTTCTCTTCTACCTTCTCGTCTTTGGTTTCAGTAACTTCCTCTTCAGCTTTCTCCTCCGGAGTGCCAAGCTTTTTTTGGAGTTCGATGTATCCTTTCTCAAGTTCTTCTGCATCTCTAAACTTACCTGCAAGTAATTGTTCTTGTTGTTCAGCTAGCTTCTCGCCAACTTCAAGTGACTCTTGCTCTTCGGAAGTAAGTTCACCCTCAGCCTGTTCATTAGGATTGTATGTTAGTGTTGCCATTTACTGTTTCTACTGTAAGATTACCTAATCCAACTGTTGTCACCACTTTAGAACCTGGTGCTTTAATAGTTGGTTTGCCAACCTTCATCTTTGGAGCATATCTATTAGGCTTCTCTTTATCTTCAAAGAGTTCCTTATCTTCTTTACTCAAAGGTGGTTGGACTTTCTTTTTTCTAACCCGCTTCGGGCGGGATGGGGTTACCTTGTCCACTGAGTGCCTCCGCTAATTGTGGGTTTTTACTTGGATCATTCATAGGTGCAGATGCTAACTGAGCACCAACCTTCTGTCCTTCCATAGCCATCTGTTGTTCCATTGCTGCCTGATCTTCACCTTGTATTTCCTGCATAGAACGTACAAGATTCAGTACATCAATACCTTGAGATGCAGCAAGTCGTTTGATAACTTCTTCTGGATTAATGAATTTTGCTAAAGCTTCTGGACCCATAGTCTGAGCAATAGTAGTTAAGAACATACCTAATGCTTCTCTATCTTGTCCTCTACCTAAAGCATTTACACCAGCTACTATAGTAGGCTTAACCATATCCTTTGGTAGCTTAGGTATCTGTCCAGTTTTTTGGAATACAGAAAGCTTACGATTTAAGTATGGTACTAAGAACTCAACCGTGAGTAGACTGAATAGTCCACCAAGCTGTTGCTCTAGTTCCATCTGTGTCATACGTACTTCCTCTGCAGTTGTACGTTCTGACTGTCTGATGTTTAGAATCAGGAAAGCTTCTGCTAATCTCTTCTCTAACTGTCCTACCATCTGATAAGCTGTAGCAAAGTCAGCTGTTTTACCTACTTGAACTACGCCAATATCATCTGGTCGTCCTTGGACGATGGCTCCATTGCCTGCACTGGCAAGTGTTTGTGGTTTAGTGGTAGAACTTGGTGACACAACAAATACAACCTTAGCTGCGGCTGCTGATCCTTCAACTAATGCTTGAGATAATGCCTCAAGACTCTTAAGATCTCCAATAAATTCCTCTACTCTACCCCGCCCGTAGGCTTCACCATCCACTGTATTAAAACGTAGATGAATCCAAGGGTTAGTATCTAAAGGTGACTTACCTCTAGAAGCTGGGATGATTTTATCAAAGACTTCTTGATGCCAGATGAAACGGTTGCCATCTCGCTTTACATGTGTGAAGACATCACAATCTTCTCTATCCTCGTCAGGATCAATGCCTTGCATCTCTTCATAAACGTCAGGCAGTTGATCTCTCAACAATTTTTTGGCAATTTTTTCTTTGGTTACGATCTCAATTACATTACCATTACCATCTCTATCTATAACAAAACGATTTAACGGATATAACTTCAATCCATTTTTACCCATAAAGATTAGAGCGTTACCTGCTACCACCAAATGCTTCAATGCTTGGTGTATTACTACACGATCATCAGAAGCTGCGATAGCTTCCATGATAGTACGTTCAATCTTTGCAAAGGATAAATCTAATTCGGACCTTGCTTCAGTAGGAATTGCATCACCTAACTGAGAATCATCTAGCTGTAATTTGAAGAAGCTAGTGTTCACTGGCATAAGAGCCAGCATAAGTTTGGCTGCTAAGGTGACTACACCTTTAGCTCCAACTGATTGCCAAGGTGTAGGTAGGTCACGAGTACCACCTCTGAATTGTTCCTCATCTCGAATTAAATATGGAAGTGTTAGTCTAGCCGCTGTATCCGCTTGTGCTAGATACTCTGTACGGTATCCTGTGAGAGCGTCATACCTTTTTTTAGCTGTCATTATACGTTAAGGGTTCTAATTCTTAATCCTTTATTTGGCCTAGCTAATGCTGCTGTGCCTGCGAGGCCAGAGCCTCTAAATGGTGTGCCTTGTGCAGCTTGTATACCCATTGCACTTGGGTTTCTTACTTGTGTACTACCTGTATATTTAATCTTCATTGCTTCTTCTTTAGCTTCCTGAGCAGTCAGCATGGCAGTATCATAATCTTTCTTTAGATCCCCGTATTTATTCTCCCAGTTTTTTATGTCAGTTTTAAGCCCACCTATAGTGCCTTCAAGAGTACCTATATCAGTCTTTAACCCACCAATTTGATTACCTTGGGTGACTATTGTAGCACCTTTGCCTAGATCTTTTATCGATTGTTGATATGCAAGCCCGCCTTCTGGGTTTTGAAGATTATTTTCCCTTATATAATTTTGAATCTGCAGATCATTCATGCCTTGATGTTGCATGAAAGCAATATCAGCTGCACCTACAAATTCACTCCTAGCATCAGCGCTGGATTGACCTCCTCTGGCCTCAACATCTTGTTCTTGTATACCATGAGTACCCCATCCACTAGTAGGTGCTGTGGAACCAAGATCATCTTTCAAACCCTGATTATCGACACCTAGAGTTGTAAGTGCTTCGCTTATAGCACTAGGTGAATAACCAGCAACTAAAGCAGCACTAGCTGCCTTATGTCCTATACCACCCTCGCGGCCTTTGTTCTCTTCTTTTTTTAAAATATCTACTAAACTTGGAATAGGTGTTGTCATTATGCTTCGCCTCCTCCAGGCGTGAATTTACCTTTTGGAGCAGACTTAGTACCGCCCCATGCTTGAATATTACCAGGTACTTTAACTTGTGTACGTTGTATGCCTTCTAAAGTTGGTATACCTTGTGGCATGGAGACTGTCTTAGGTGTCATGGGCACCTCCCAAGTGGAATCACCTGCAGCTTCACCCCATAAATCAGGTACATCTAAATAAGTAGGTGTGTATGGTACAGCAGTTTCAGGATCAAATTGATCTTCATACTTATTAGGCCAATCATCCCGTATACCGAACTCACCTTCCTCCTCTTTAGCTTCCCAAGTCTTAGCCCATTCAAGGAATTCAATCTTAGCGAAACTACCTGGTTTATTAGAAGAGTCATCCGTAAAGTAATCTTTTAAATTACTCCAATCATCTGCACCATAATTATTCTTTTCACTTCGATAATCCATGAAAGCTTTTTGATAAGCATTGTCATCATAGTAATGAGCCCAATCTACTGTACCTCTAGTCTGCCATTTATAATGATCGTCACTACCAACAGTTAGATGTTCTTTACCAGTCCAGTCACGTACTAGATCAAGACCCCAGATAGCATGCTCTGGGTTCTCATAGTTACCACCTTTACCGGGACGTCCTGAACCCATTGTACTAATCACACCACCTAAGTGGTAGCCACCCTTTTCTGGGGCATTAGGGTTAGGAGCTCCGCCATCAGGATAGACCCAAGCTCTATTATCAGTACCATAGAGTTCATCTATGAACCTAGTTTCATATTGATTTTGCTGGGTATCAGTGTAATCTATCCTACCTTCTACATCTTTTTCAGCTAGTGCAGAAGTTTGATCTCGATCTAAATCTAGACCACCTTGTATGAGATCGGCTTGAAACCTATCCCAATACCAATCTTTATTTGGCATTACTTATTCCTCAAGTCTTTTGACAAGCCACTCTACTACTGAGCGTTGACCTGCTTTGTACATTATACTTGTAAGATCCTCCGTGGGGTGAGGGTTAACGATGGGAAAATTCTTCTCCATCTCTTGAAGGATCTTGTCATCTACCCGAGGTCCAAGTACAGCCTCAAGCATATTGTGGGAGGTTTGCATTCGAATGTTCAAAAAAAGCGGGCATTCTGGCAGCCTTGGTCTCAGAAAATTCCGG